ACTAATTTCAGTTTCTACAATAAGATGCTGCCTGTTTGCCGGCCCGGCCAGGGAAATTCCATTTCTCGACGAATCGAGAAACTTAAAACCTGTCTTAAACAGTTCGGACATATAATATATATGACATATAAAGCATCTCACTTCGAAAAGGAAATAAAACCCCTAGGGGTCGCTACGCGTCAGCCACGTAGTCTTTCGGAATTCTCGCATCCGATGCGGGTCTTTGAAGAGAGACCATACTCTTACTCTAGGTGTTTGGAAGGCTTAACCAAACATTCTAGAGCAATGTTTGAGCCTAATTTGGCACTGGTGAAGTGTAAAATATCAAAGATGGAACATTACAAAAGAACAGAAAATTAAAATCTGGTCCAATGCTATGATATCTTGAGATATTTAATGCAGCACACAGTGTTGTGTTACTCACAGGAGCTATATTAAAGCTAATGCGAGCAGCCTCCAAATTAGTATTATCATTCGATGAGCCTAATGTGGTGGAAGCAGGGTCAGTTGTTCTAAATCTATATTTAGAATACATAGGATAATTAACGGATATACCACCTTGAGTATGTTGGTTGGTTACAGCACATCCAGCAGCGCCACTCAAATAATTCAAAAGAAAATTTGAAGTAGCACTACGAGTTGGACCAGCACCCAAACCAGTTGAAGTATAATAGTTTGCCGCTGTTATAGCAGTATTTACACGATCCGCTTTAATATTACCAAGGGCAATAGGAGCATTAACGGCATAATGCCAAGTATGAGATCCACGATATCCGCGAAAACACCAAGCCATCCAATTATAGTATGTAGGCGATACATAATTATAAGCAAAATTGCTTGCAGGAGTAATAGTACCCTTAGCAGAATGTATTCCATTGGGATCATAACCCAAATACAGTGGTTGGTAACCGTGATAATTTGTGATTATCCTAAATTGGTTCGTCGTATCAGAGCCAATATCAGTTGACAAATTGTGACAAGTTCTCCTAAGAAGGGTTCGTATGGAACCAACACGTTCTCCCATATAAACCAAGTTACTAGATGGATCTCTAGTTCCTGATTCACCCATTGAAACACAACTCGGTTGCTCATAAGATACTAAATCAGATTGAAACTGATAATCAATGAGATCATAAGAATGATCTTTGGGAGCAGGAATGGATTCTATATACAATCCCTCATCACACTCTACTAGAGATTGTAAATCATATGGAGTAACAGAAACTGGTAAATTTACAGGATTAGCAAATTCTAAATTCTCAGCTCCCTTAACAGAAACGAGAACTCCAACTGTAGAAGTGGAAATAGGACAAGTTAAAATAGTTAAAACTTTAACGGTCAAATAACCATTAAAACAACGGGCATCAAAAGCGGATGCACCTGCAGAGGTTCCAGAAGCATAAAATTGACTATTATAATTTGCCGAATTAGTATATGTAGGACACTCCTGATATTCGGTTGCTTGTAAATAAGGCACTCTAACTTCAATATCAGTTTCTTCTGATATATCAACAACCTTAGTGAACACAACATTGGAAGAATTTCCAACGAGTGACACATCAGCAGTAGGATCCCATTGAATAAGGACACGACCACGATGGAAGCGAGAACAGATAAAACGAAATCTAAATATTATATCTCCACGCCAATGTCCAAACATAGTAGAAATATGCCCCATAGGAGTATTATTAACTATATTACGACTAGCGAGAGTAACCGAACTTGCAAAATATGGACTAACAAATGCTGTAAAGATATTATCATCCGTCGCATTAGCAGTTGTATATGTAAATTGTGTAACATAAGATTCACGAGTAACTAAATTAGATATAGCCAGAGGATCTTCTCCTGATAAACCTGCAACTCGAGGATCAATTGTGAGTTCATTTTTAGGATCAAGAGTTAGTCTTTCCGTAGGTTGTGAAACATGCGGTGAGGCAAAACTATAAAAAGATGTTGGTCTATATGGTTCAGCATCTGAAACAACAGGAACATTGGTGAAACCAAACAAAGATGCTACTCCTGCTACTGCAGAAGATATCATATTGGTGGCTTTGGCATAAGGTCCTATAATAGGAGCTTTAGTCAACATTCCAGCTATTTTTGCAACAGTGGTAGCAGGTCCAGATATAACACCATTTCGCTCTTCAAATTCGGATTGATATCTATAATAACGACGATCACTAATTAGTTGATCAAGAAATTTTGTTAATTGGTCAGTTTCATTAGGTGATAAATCACGAATACGAGAATAAATATGATGATAATCATATTCCGGATAATGTAAAACATCATCAGATGACCCACACTGTAAAGCAAGACCAGTTGTGGTACCAACTAGACGCACATTTTCAGCCCAGGCATAAACAGTAACGGTAACTCCAGAACCAGCTGAAGCACCTGCATTATCTAAAACTCGCATAGAACTTAATGTAACAGTTCCCATATTTTGAAAATCTGCCCTAGTTCCAACATTTAGCCAATTCTTATAATAGAAAAATGGTAAAACCATCTCTCCACCTTGATTGGTTTGTGGAAAAATATAAATATGTGGTCGTTGGGAAGCAGGCATATTAAATGCATCCATGTCTGTATTTCCAGCACGTAATCCACCCCAGATATTTTCACTATTAAATGAAGTTAAAGGTAAATAACTGGCTAATCCAGCTCCAAAATAAAAAGGAGAAGCATTAACAAGAATACGAATATGAAGATCACAGGATATAAAAGAGTAATTGTCTAATTTCTTCTTAACAGCTGTGCTATTAAAATAGTTATCCCATGGTTGAAAAGTCTGAGCCAATTTAGCTCCTTCTGTCCACGTATAGGCTTGGATGCGCAAAGGTCTCTTTAAGAAATCTGCTAATTCCGTTGAAGGCATATAATCGGAATAGTAAGAACGATCATTATCACCATCCATATCATAAACAACTCCAGGATTCTCATCAAGATATTCCACATTGATATGAGTCTCCGATGTAGAAGCAGACGATACCTTAGCACCTCCATGTTGTTCCTCAGAATTTCCTTCATCCGATTGAGGAACATATCGGATAAAATGATGATCAAGCTCATCAAGGCTATTATTTTTGTTTTGATTGTTATTTTGAGTAGGTAATTTATTAAAACCACCGGAATACCCATTCCTAGTGATTATCGTTATTCTTTTTGCACGTCAGCTATATGCATCTCTAAAAAGAGATTTCGGGGAACGCCCAAGCAAACTACAATACTATTATCCACTCTTTATTCATAAACAGATAAACGTAGACTTTACAATTAACAGTAACTATAACAGCATAATATATAATGGTTTAACAAATAACAAATATTTGTGGAAGTTATATTAGACTCCCAAATGTGCTGATGCTCTCCAAAAGTCATCTCTTAATTGAGACCAGTCAGGAAAAGTGGACGGTTCTATCCATCTTTCATAACCGATACTAACAAGAGATTCTTTTAAGAGCCTACTTTTTGTTTCGAAAGTTTTTCTTCCGTACCAAAAGTACTCTCTAACAGCACTAGCGACTATGGCACACATTTGTTCTTGTATAGAAATAGTTTTGGATTTAACCCAAACCATCAACATCTTTTCTATAGAAGAGTGATCAAGAGGACAAACGAGAGCATCTATATCTGGATCATATCTCCAAACACGTTTTAAAAAACTAGCTTGAGAAATATGAATATACGGTTCACTCTTTGCTTCCTTATCCGCCATGGTGTAAACTATTCCAACATTAGCAAATTCTGTTTGTATGGCGGTATGATTGAACCATGGAGCGTCATCACTGACTCCCATAATATTATCATCTCCATATGTCATCAAATTTACATGTTGTTTAAATAGAACACACGATTTTAAAGGTGAAAGTTTAACATAAACATATCGCATATATATAGAATTAACTAAGGAATTTATTATGACGGTTAATGGATGACCAGAAGGATTACTTCCATGAAAGGATATCAAATCCCCAAAGAAATCAATTAATGGAAATGCTGTATCTTCAGCAATACCATACATAACATTGATATCATCAGAATTAAAATTTCCTGAGGCTTTATTAACACGAATTAAAATTCTAAAAGCTTCCAAAATAACAGTAGACATCATGGCTTTATCATAATTTCCATAATCTCCTGCAACTATTTTATGTTCTCCATGTTTAACAAGATATGAATGGATTTGTTGCCATTCAAGTGATTGAGCTATAGTTCCAGGTGCAGCCTCAAAAATAAATCTATTCGATTGTAGTAATCTAATAGAAGAAAGAAAAAATTTTCTAACTACTATTGACCAATCCACGGGAGCACCAGTAAAAACTCTTGTTTTACTTTCTCTTATTTTCTTAAAAGAAACAGCTTCATCTTTTAAATGAGCACAGAAATTAGGATAAACACGTTCACGACTTCTATATTTTTCAATTATAATATCAACACGATTCATAATCTCATCGGAAAATTCCACAGGATCGAGATTTTCACCTCGAGCTGGAATATTACGCATGAAAAATTTTTTACTCTTTTTCCAAGGATTACCAGCACTTGTATTTCTATTCATTTTATCAACATATGTTACTCCAGCACAGCCATTCACGGCTGTGAAGTTATCATAAACCATACATTGTTTCAATTCTTTTGGATCAAGGCTGGATATAATATCATTATAGAAAGAATCAGAACATTCTCTAATAATCTTAGCATCCATTTTCTCAACTGTATTGACCATTTCAACAAGCGCTTTACGCTTAGGTTCCCAACCAGTCATAACTGGTGGACCATACTTGGTTTCATATCCATAATTAGATAATTCCTTATTTAATGGTGTCAACGATACTGATGATTTTGGTGTAGTACGAAAACCAAGAAAAGATCCATACACATTAGCATGGCCTTCGCCAATATAACGTATAGGACTCTTTTTATGAAGATCACCCAAAACCATCTTAGCACTATCACTTGATAAAGCGGGTACACCACTTTGTATGACGGGTTCTTCAAAAGCTTCTAAACGCTTAAGTAAATAAGATTTTCGTATAGATATACTCACGGCACGATTATCATATCCTAAGAAATGCATACCCAAAATAACAGGACCCAAACCACTCATACAGATGAAGATTGAACCACACATACCCTTAACAGTAGGTTTATCAGTCAAACCTTCCCACACGGCAGTTTTATTTGGCCATGTAGGGCATGTAAAATTTTCAAAATAGTGTGCTCGCCAAAAAGGTTGCACATCATCTTCACCATTTTCGAATCTACAAAGCAAATAACCATTCTGCGTGGTCTGAAAAGTATCAGATGCAAAAAGATCTATAAAATCCTTATGTGCATCCATTAAAGGGAGTGAAATCAAAGCAACATCACTATCATCACATTGGAAAGAAGATTTACAGACCGGAAATCTACGATTTCTAGAAACTCCATCCTTTTGCGATTGCGCTATCATTTCTAGTTCAAAATGCTCATCCATAGAAACTAATGCATGTTTATTTATGAGAAAAATTCTTCCACCGATGCAGAACATTTTCGTCATCATGCATTTATTACCACACATAAGCCGAGCCGAATAACAATTTCTTAGGATAATCTTACAAATCTCTTCATGTGTTAATCCATTATATCCAGTAGTTCGTTCTGATACGTCAAAGTTAGTTAACTGGAAATCGTTCTTATACCAAACATTTTCTCTCTGATTGTTCAATGGAATAGGTGTTTCTCCAACAGAAGAAGATATACCTCCATGAGGAACATAACTTTCTTCAAATTTAATACTCAGATCAACATCAATATGCTTTTCTTCATCATCAGTTGTTGAATACAACTTGTAAACTTTATAAGCCGCAAGAGAAGTTGTTAAAACTCCACCAAGTATCATAAAGAATTTAGGATATCCGATAGTTCTCTGAATCTTTAAACCTATACGGGTCATACGTATTCTATCAACTTCACTACGCAAATAGCGCATACATAACATTCGTTCGTGTTCAATACATCGCTGAATGAATCCCGAACCAATAGCTAAATCCAATAGGAAACGTGTACAACTGAAATTTTTATAAAGTCGATACAATGTTTGTATAGCATAAGATAGTATATAATCTGTAAATATAACACCAAAACAATAAGCTAAGGTAAAGAGATATTCACTTAACCAAGCTGATATAAAGGAAACAAATCCAACAAATACACCATATATAAACACAAGGCAATATGCTAGGAAATATGTTGTCGTACTAATCTCTTCTTCTTTCTCTTCACTCTGAGTCTGTAAATTACAAACACAGACAGATGGCGGTAACTTACATTGTTCACATAATTTAACACTTTCCATCTTCTGTAAGGAATCTTGAACTTTAGTCTGATTTTGATCATGTTGAGTTATAGCTTTATTCAACCAAAGTAAAAAACCACGTAAATCGATATTTTCATGTACAACTTCTATTTTAGCATTTTGTCTTTGAGGTAATCTAGCTGAAGTTGGTTTAACTTTTTTAATGGTATACACCCACAAATCTGGATAATCACCAAAATCTACATTAACTAGTGAACTATCAAGCATACCATCATCATTCTTATACTCTGGCTTAGGTACAACGTCAATTATCCAAGGTAAACGCCTTTGCACAGCAGAGGGACAAGAGAAATAATGGTAAGCATTAAGATTTTCTGTATTTGTTGTTGCAATTACGAGTTCACCTCGAAAAGGAATTCTACCCTTATCTTCTAAAGCAGCTTGATCTGGAACAAAAGGTGTAGGATTAATAATCTGAATAACTTCCAAAGTCGATGGATCACCACTAGGTGAAGCATTAGGTTTTAGAAAAGCTATATCATCAATTACAGTACACCATTGACTGGTTTTAAAACCATCCCAATATTTTGCTACAGGATTACGCACATACTTATATTTAGCATCTGTGGGTAAACCTTTAAATTTGCCAAAGTGATGAAATATCATATCTGTTAAAGATGATTTTCCAATACTTGAGTCTCCATAAATCAAAACAGCAAAAGGTGTTTTTCGGGTATCCCGAGCACGACTCTTTGACATAAGATTAGATTTTATTAATTCGAGATCATTGACCACACTTTTCAAAAAACGTGAATCACTTTCTGAAAGTTTATTCGAAAATTTTATCATGGATTGACCTTGTTCTATAGAAGAATCTAGTCTTTCCAAAAAATCAGGTTCGGAAAAACCATGTAATTCAGGTTCATTCAACAGTGCTGATTGTTTCTTCAAGATGAGAGTTTCATCATAAAATTTTCCATATGAATTTTCACAATGGAAAAAACTAGACAATTCTCTAGTTTGTACAAATTGGTATCCACGTTCTACAAGAAACAAACTTGTTTCTAACAAAGTATATATAAAATCGGGTCCCATATGATATTTCTTTCTGAGAGCTTCCTGTTCTATTCTACTGTAATCCAATTTATCTAAAGTTATACCAACTTTATCAAAGAAAGATAAACTGAGTAGGTATAGAATACATCTATACACTTTTTTATACATTAAAGAATTCTTAATTGTAGTATAAGAATCCAAGTAAAATCTTAGATCCTTAAATATATTTTCACTATTCTGCAATTCAAGATAATCGGTTGTATTTTCAAACATAATCGTAGTTATACTCTCATATATCTTCATTGTTATACTCGAATCATGGCATCTTAATTTTGCAAAAATGCCAATTGATACAAGATAATCTTTCTTACTATTAGATTTACTTAGGGTATGAAATAAAATAAATATATCTTCTAACAATTTAAGAAGATAATCAGATTTCATATATTGTGCTATACTAGCATCATAGAAAAGATCAGTCAAATTGCTCAAATTAGCTTGATTCACATATTTTTGACGTATACTTTTCCAGTGTTTGGTTCCTTTTTTAGAACCATATTCAAATTTTGCTGTTCTCTCTTGCTTATGATTTAAAATATCTAAATCATGGGCATAAGAGTCTTCATTACAGCTTCGAGATCTATTTTTACTTTTTAAATTATTTTTATTTTTATTTAATGAGTTTATTGTTAATTCCGACATGGTGTCATGGACAACAGGACTAAGATCATTAGTTGTCGAGTTACTGCATACTCGATCCTCTTTTTTATATCTAGGGCCAACTGGGCTATTCAACTAGACAGAGGTCTTATTTAAATTCTATATTAACACTCAGCGGTCAGGTGCACAGCTACGCTAATAATGCTCCAAGGTTTAGGATACATCTAGCGCACAGGTCCAAACATGTTGTTAAGTTAAGTTTTTATTTAAGACGATCTCAAAAGGATAATCTTAGTGGCGATACTGCCACGTATACATTAATTTAATTACGATAATATCAAGGACAATATGATAATATCTTTTTACATCGCAAAGCAAGTATTTATAAAAAACGATGTTGTAGAATAGTTCTACTAATGGATCAAAATGATCCAAAAGGGTGTGTCACACCCATGTTCACAATACTATATAACATATAGGGGGGTGAATATTTGTTTTCGCTCAAATATACAAAAGCGAGATAATACGATCTGGTTTCACGTTTCTGTGGAACTTTGAATACTAATTATGGCTATAAAATATATATAAGAGACTTTGCCTCTTATATAACGTGTATGTTAGTCATAAAGAGACGTGTAAAATTCGACACAAATGTGTCTACCAAAATAAAGTACGGAGTGGGGGGAAAACCCCAC